GTCTCGCAAAAAGATTTGAAGATGGCGGAAAGCTTTACGGAGACAACAACTGGAAACGAGGTTTCCCTTTAAGTAGATTATATGACAGTATTTTTAGACATCTGTTGGCGTTGGGGGAGGGCGATAGTACTGAGGACCATGCGGCAGCTATCCTATGGAATGCGTCGGCTTGGGCGTGGACAGAAGAACAAATCAAGAACGGTAAACTCCCTAAGGAACTAGACGATCTAGGATATAGAGATGACAAGTGAACAACCGTTAAGAGCCGACGGCTTCAACCAAGCTATAATAGGTAATGAGTACAATACTAATAGAGTGGTGTATTCTATAGAGCGTATGCTACAGATACTTATAGATAGAGACGGCATGAGTATGGAAGAAGCTATAGAGTTCTTTAACTTTAATATAGGAGGTGCGTATGTAGGTGAGATGACTCCTATGTACGTATGGACCGAAAATAATATACCACTATGAGTAACGAAGAAATAGTACTACCCGCTCTGTCACAGGACCTTATCAATAAACTTGACAAACTGTTCCCAGATAAATGTCCCCTCTTGACAGACGAAGACAGAGTGATATGGTATAAGTCAGGACAACGTCATGTAATTGACTACCTCCAACAGACTTACGACGAACAACTTCAACAAGATATAGTAACTAAACAAGTACAGAATTAGCCATGTGTTTTTCACAACCTAAGATGCCCGAACCTTTACCACCCCCGGCTCCACCGCCGCCTCCGCTACCTACCGCAGAGAAGGCAGTCTCTAAAAGAGTAGCTCAACCTACTAAGCGTCGTCGTGGCACATCTCAACTTACTGCTCGTCGTCGTCCTAGTATCGGAATGGGCGGAGGAAACGGTGGTACAGGCGTACAACTTTCACGATAAATAAACAAAGTATATAAATAAATATGAGCCTTCGCACACTTGATAAAAAGACTTTACTCTCAGCTGGCACTTCGTCAGGAGCGGGTAACAGTTTCTCGGTTGAGCGTTCTAAGGGATGGACGTTTGTAATAGCAACCACAGTAGCAGGTACTGCAACAGTAGACATCGAAGCCTACTTCAGTGAGTCCTCAGCTTGGCATGTTATTCACAGTCAATCTGTTACAACGGACGGATCAATTATGATTCGTGACGACCACGGACACTACGAAAAGATTAGAGCTAATATAAGTTCTTACACATCTGGTACTCACAGTGTCTACGCATCTGGAACAGTTGACTCTCTATAACATCTATGTCCTTGTTACTCACACCGTCGCTTGAAAAGCCCAGCAGCATTATCGCTTTGCCCGGTAACTTCATACGACCTGCCTTTGAAAAACTCTACGGATTTGACGCACCACAAGAAGAAGTCATAGACGGAGCAATCTTTACAGAAGCAAGTGAACCATTGACAACTGAACTCAATGAAATATTATTATTTGAACCCGCTTAATACTCATGGCCAATAAAAAAATAACAGAGCTTGATGCTTTAACAACACCCGCAGGAGCAGACGTACTTGCTATTGTTGACGACACCGATACCACAACAAAGAAAGTAACCGTTACAAACTTAATGACCCTAGCTCCAGCTATTGACGCTACAAGTGTAGCTGCGGCTGGTGCGTTGATGGACTCCGAGGTCACTAACCTATCCGAAGTAAAAACATTTGATTCGACCGACTACGCAACTGCGGCACAAGGGACATTAGCAGATAGTGCTACTCAACCGGGCGACTTAGGCACAGCGGCGGCAAAGGATGTAGGAACAAGTAACGGCAATGTTGTTGAATTAGATGCTACAGGTTTACCAGCAGTTGATGGTTCTCAGTTATTAAACCTACCGAGTCCTGATGTAGACGGCCCGCTCACTACCGCACTTCGAGGAACCGACAACCCGCACATCGGAGCGTATCCGAATCAGTCGTTAAAGGTAATAGATAACCCCAGTGGGTCGGTTGTAGTTGTTACGGACGGCGATGGAAACTTAGATTTTGTAGTCAAGAACGACTCATCTAGGGCATACTTAACTACCCCATCAGCAAGACTAGAATTAACCACAGGAGTATCAGTAGTAGAAGATGCAACTGAACCTGATATTGAGATTACAACGACGTCAGGTACTTACTCATTAATCAGCGGAGACTCCGACTCTGTAGGAGGAAACGGTTTACCTATTAGACAAGGCTTTAATATTCCCGACATCGGGGCAAATCCAGCACCACTTCTAATCTCAGGCGGCTCAATCGCTTAACAACAAACTTAACTTAGAGACACACATATTATGGCAACAGTATACATTAAACCAGGAACAGGAACAGGCACAACAGGAACGCTTGATGATCCTTACTTTTATTCTGAACTAAGTTCAGCAGAAACAGCGGCTGGAAGTGGAGGGACTATTCTTTTTACAGATGGTAGTTATGATTTTACAACAGATGTGACGTGGGATGAGAATGGTGTAACTTACAAATCGTTAAACCTTCAAAAAGCAATACTTACCAGGACGGGGCTTACATCGGGAGCTGCACCTAACTTTTTAAATGTTGGAGCGGCTGGTAATACAATCGCACCTAATGTAACAAACTTTAAAATTGTAAATCTTATGATTAGGTTTCAGCACCCATCAGGTTTATCAACTGCAAATAATCCTACCTTTCAAGGCAACCATGTTAGTACTTCTACCGATTTGGACATGACCTCATCAACTAGAGCGATACTATCGACTACTAGTACAGTAGCTATTAAAGCTTACGATAATTCTTTTTCATGGCAATATGCCAGCACTAGTGGTCGATGGGTTAAAAAGTTAGGTTCAGGAACTGACCTACAACGAAACAGTTTCTTTTTAGAACTTACTAACTTGAGTGGGTTGATAACGGCAGATGGATCAAATACATTAACTACTAGTAAGAATAATATATTTTCAACCAGCGACAACTCAAAAGCATCAAACAACCCTAATGTGGCAACTCCAAGCATTAACTGTTGTATCAATAACTTTGTAGTAACATCAGGAGGTACAGATAATTTATTCGCCGACCCGCAATTCGTAGACCCCGCAAATGCCGACCTTCGCCTCCGCCCATCCTCTCCTTGCATCGGTGCTGGAACCGCAAGCTAATCAGTCATGGCTTACAATAAATTGCACAAGAAGGATTTCGCTATCGCGGTGAAGACTGGTGATACGGCGGGGGACGAAGATAAGTTTAAGAAGGAAGCAACAAAAGGAGAACTGTTCTTTAACACATCCGATAAGAAGTTGTACATTGCTATTACTTCTGCTGGTTCTTCTGACGCTACCTTATACGAGACCGCTGCGTTTACTCTTACCACCTAATGCACGAAACAGCCCAAGGGCTATACCACAGCTTAGAGAACCAACGGTACTCTTTCTTAGATCGAGGGCGTACCTCTTCTGAGCTTACACTTCCGTATGTCTTACCACCTGACGGACACAGTCACGCTACTAAGTACTACACACCTTATCAAGGTATAGGAGCTAGAGGTGTATTAAATCTAAGTAGTAAGTTATTACTGGCATTACTTCCACCTAACGCTCCCTTCTTCCGACTTGTTATAGATAAGTATGAGTTGGATAAAGCTAAGGAAGACCTAGGTGTAGAAGGAGCTGAACAACTACGTACTGACTTAGAGAAAGCATTAGCTGATGTAGAGCGTAGTGTATCACAGGAAGTAGAAGTACAGAACTTTAGGAACGGTATATTCCAAGCACTCAAGAACTTACTAGTTACTGGTAACTCTTTGTTGTATCTACCGGACGAAGGTGGTATGCGTGTCTTTAAACTTGATCGTTATGTTATCAAGCGTGATCCAATGGGTAACGTTACACACATAGCTATTAAAGAAACTGTAGCTCCAATGATGCTCCCTGAGAGTGTTCGTGAAGAGGTATACAGACAGGAAAAGGAAAACACTTGTGATCTATACACAGCGGTAGTGCGAGAAGGAGATCACTTCAACGTTTATCAAGATGTCAAAGGTATCCTCATCGAAGAAAGTGTGGGTAAGTATCCAATCGATAAGTCCCCGTGGCTCCCGTTACGTTACACCCAGATTGATGGAGAGGACTACGGCAGAGGATTTGTTGAAGAGTACATCGGAGACCTCAAGTCGTTGGAAGCACTCACAAAAGCTATTGTTGAAGGCAGTGCAGCGGCTGCTAAAGTATTGTTCATGGTCAACCCGAACGGTACAACAAGATCGAGAACCTTAGCAGAAGCACCTAACGGAGCAATCGTACAAGGTAGTGAAGCAGATGTATCTGTGTTACAACTTAATAAGTTTAATGACTTCCGTACTGCTCAAGCTACTATGGCTGGTATAACAGACCGATTGAGCCAAGCATTTTTACTGACATCTGGAGTAGTTAGAGATGCAGAACGTGTAACAGCTGAGGAGATACGTATGCTCAGTCAAGAGTTAGAAGCTGCATTAGGTGGTCTTTATTCTTTGTTATCACAGGAGCTACAGCTGCCCATCGTTACTAGGTTGATGGCTAAGATGTCTAAGGACAAGCGTCTACCTAAGATACCTAAAGATATTGTTAAGCCTACTATTGTTACAGGTGTTGAAGCTCTAGGTCGTGGTAATGATCTTAATAGATTAGATATGTTCCTGGCTGGAGCTAACCAAGTAGTAGGACCAGAAGCTGTTACTCAATACTTAAACGTTAGTGATTACTTTAAACGTCGTGCTACTGCTCTAGGTATAGAGACGGAAGGATTGATCAAGACGGAAGAAGAAATTCAACAAGCTATGCAGCAAGCACAACAACAAGAAATGATGATGAAGTTAGGCGGACCTGCAGTAGCACCTGCTATCAATGCTGCACAAGAGCAGTACATGGCAACTCAACAACAAGAACCACCTCAAGAGGAATAACAAACAATGGCTGAATTACACCGAGTAGAGATAAATGAGAAAGCACCAAGCGAAATCGAACCCGAAGAAGAAACCAACACCGAGAGCGAGGAACTACCGCAAGAGCAAAGCGACCGCCCGGAATGGCTCCCCGAAAAGTTCAAGAGTCCAGAGGATATGTCGAAAGCGTACTCCGAATTGGAAAAGAAACTTGGACAAAGTCCTGAAGAAGGTACGGAAGAGTCTGAACAAGTTGAAGAGAAAGCTGAGGACCAAGAAGAACAAAGTGAAGAGAATACTAGTGAAGCATACCAAGCGGTTGCGGAAGCGAGTAAAGAGTTCTTTGAAAACGACGGTCAACTTAGTGAGGAAACTTATAACACTTTAGAGAAAGCTGGACTACCTAGAGACTTAGTAGATAGCTACGCCGCTGGTCAACAAGCTTTACAACAATCTGAAGAAGGACAAATCAAAAGCGTGGCTCAAGGGAACTACGAAGCGATGGCTGAGTGGGCGAACGAGAATTTACCACAGGAAGAAGTTGAAGCTTTTGACGAGGCCGTTACGGGTGGTTCAGTTTCGCAAGCTAAGTTAGCAGTCCAAGGTCTTTACGCCCGCTATCAAAATGAGGTAGGAGCAAAGCCGAAGCTTACACAAGGAGGAGTCAATGGTGCATCTACCATGCCTTTTCGTTCTATGCAAGAGCTTGCACGTGCTCAGTCAGACCCACGGTATAAGAGCGGTGATAAAGCTTATCACGAAGAGATTGACAGACGTTTGCAAGTAAGTAGTATTTAGTTGTTCATTCATATATAGGTAGAGTTCCCCTAGCGTTGGTTATTGGTTTGCTGACGCTAGGGGTTTTTCGTTATGATGACTGTAATGAAAGAGTTAAACGAGAACACACAGGTTAAAGCTAACCTTGCATTTGTTGCTAAAGTAATAGGTATAGTTGGTACAGCTGTGTGGGGTTATAGCGTCCTGTGGAACAAGCTTAATACGTTAGACTTAGAGATCATGCGTATCAAACACGACGTAGAACTTAATGCGGAGTTCCGAGTGAAGT